ATCCCGGAGTGTCGTGATAGGCTAAACCCCCGTAGGTGGAGTATCTCCCGTTTCCATTTCATAATGCGTAGGTATAATTTGTTTGACTGTCATTTATCTACCTCCTCGAGTATTTCTCTCGAACTATTCTTATCGGTCTAGTTTTTGTTTCCTTGGCTCCGTTGAGGCTCTTGTCCTGCATCACAATTCCCCTCTTGAGCAGACCCTCTTCCGTTCTGGGGTTTATCTCCACAATCTCACCTGCTCGAAGAGTTCTATTACCAGCATGGTAATCCCTCAAGACTCTCACTCTCATTTTGAAACCTCTCTTTAGGAATAATTATTTCTTAAGAAATACTTTAAACTATTCCTGTTCTACTTCAGCCTCGATGCGTTTGAGACACTTTTTTCCCTGTGAAGAGGTCAATTTGTGAAGAGTGTCATGCTTGGCGCACCAGAACATTCCAGCCGGGACTTTCTCTGGTTCCTCCAGCGACTCGGCTATCCCGTTCTTTATCCAGCTCATGGCCGCGTACTTCGGGACATGAACCTCATCGCCCTTCTTGAAGCGTCCCCAGCTTCCTCCTGTATCTTACTTTACCTGGGGGGAGCAGCCGCTGGCTAGACCACTCCCCCGCTTCAAAGGAGGACCCCCGCTCTAGTGCGGGGCATATCCTCCGGGTTAGTGTGCTATTTGCAAGTTAATGAATGGAGTACCCTGCCCACTTGCAAGACTAAGGAACATGATGACACCTGCGTGTTGCTGTTCAGCCTCATTGCTATCACCATCAGCATGCGGGCCGATAGTGCCGTCATGGCGGAACACAGCCTGAAGGTCATGCCCAGCATGGCCGACATCAGTCTGGGCAGCAATACCGAATGGGCCCTCTACCTGTAGCCACTCAAATTTGCCATCAGCTGCTACCACCGTGGCCATACCCACGACAGGGTTTTTGCTATCACCTGTCGTTAGAGCCTGCACGTCCTTGTAGGGGCTGGGAATACACTCCGCATGAGCGACATCAACGGTCAGGATAGCAGGGGTCGGTGAGTCGAAGTCTACGGTGAACGTCCCACCAGCGCTGCCAGTGACGGCGCTATTGCCCGTGATGTGCCTGGTAAAACCGGTGCCCCACGTCGGCATCAGGCAGATTTCTCCACCCTTCAGGTAGTCCTTGGCGATGTTGCCATCTCCAGCTGGACCGGCACTTCCGTCGAGGTCAACAGTAACCTGCTTGACTCCAGCAGCTACTGTCTCTGCGATGGTTGACCAACCAACCGGCTGAAGTATGCCAGCCTGCTTGGCACCATACTGGAGATTGGCAATAGTACCACTACCAACCCCGGCATAGACAAAACCCTTATTGCCAAGCCTCACATAGGACCCCAGCGGATATTCCTCCTCGTCGTCATAGGTGTAGGGCACGCCGCCAGGAATGTGTAGGACTCCCTCACCAACATTGGGCATGTGTATTCTGTGCATCTTTGCTACCATTTTATCACCTCTCTGTGATAGGTGGGAGGGCGTTAATTTTCACCCTCCTCACCGCTTATTCGCTTCACCCATTACTGGGTTGCTTCGCCTCCAGGCGGTCTAGGCTTCAATCATGAGCACCAGCGGCTTCTGAGAAGCCCGCATAACGGCCCCGCTGACCCTCTTGGTAACCAGGAACCCCACCAGGCCGGATTCAGCGTATATCTCGACTAGCCTCTGGATGGTCATGCCTTTGCGGTCTACGATGCGGTAGCCAGCCTTGAAGTCGCCGAAGATGGCCATGACCTCACCGGTGTCGGTCAAATCCTTCATGTCGTCCTGAGTGTAGATAGGCTTACCCAAGAACGTGTTGGGTTTGTCTGCCTGAACACTGGGCTGCCACAGGAAGGCACCAGTCCAGCCACTGTCGGTATCTACCTCTCTCAGCTGCCTGAGACCAAGCTCCACGGTGGAGTTTACCATGAACGAACCGTTCCTCCGGAACTGGGTCGGGCAGGTGTAGAGTATCTCGAGGAATTTCTCGATGGTAACGGTACCCGTTGCGGCACCGGTTACCTGGTCGGTGATGAGCTGGGCATTTATGGTGATGCCCTCCGGCTCTTCGCTGTCATGGCCGCTGCCGAGGATAAACTGCTTGTCCTCTTCTTCACCCAGAGCTCTGGCAAATTCCTCTGCCAGTACGGATTCGAGGTTGAAGTCAGAGTCCGCCAGTTCGTCCACGCCGATTTTGGCCAGACCGACAAGGTCTTCTACGTACTGGTAAGTGGGAGCCCCGGGGAGCGGGCTGGACTCAGTCGGGTCGGCACCGGTCTCAAGCTTACCCCAGCCGACGGTTACCCCACCAAGAGTTCGCATCTTGAGGCGGTCCTTGCCGATGGGCCTTACCGTGGCCAAAGGCCGGACAACGGTGATTTTAGGCAGTTCGCGGACGATTTCTGCGTCCAGCTCCGGCTCAACCAGATACTGGCCGGTGGCGTCTTCCACCAAGGCCTTCCGTTCATCAGGATTAAGAGCCGTCTCGCCGCTCCGGCAATACTTGTAGAAGGCTGCCTTCCTGGCTACCTTGGTCTCTTCTTCCGGACCGGCAATGGGTGCCGCGCCTGGTACGGTCTGGCGCTGGAGCTTAACCTCAAGCTCTTCGCGGGCCTTCACCCCGTCATCCCTGGCTGCCATCAATGTGGTGATGTCAGTATTGATTTTCTCAATGGTTGCCTTGTCCTCCGCAGACGCCTCTCCGAATTTCTTAATGGTTTCGTCCTGGCGTTCAACGGCTTTGTGCAGCTCGTCCACTGCACCTTGAATCATGTCGGTTAGTTTCTTTAGTTCTTCAGGGTCCATTGTATTTTACCTCCGTGTTTATTTCTGTAGTTGCTCAAGTATGGATTCGATGTGCCCTTCGGCTTCCCTGACGTCGAACCCTTCATTTGCGGCCTTCATTCCGGAGACGATTAAAGCGAGCGATTGCATCTTCTCATCATCCTCTGGGCCGGGCTCAGTGGCCTCCAATAATTCTTTTATATCTTTGGCCATGGTTCCTAATGCCTCCAGCAAACTAGCAAGCCGTTTCCTGTTAGCGGTAGATAAGACCCTACCTTCCTTCAGTCGCAAGTCGGCAAGCGACTTGGTCCTGTCAATCCATTCCGTGACGGCAGCAAGCACCATCTCGGCCTGGTCAGCATAAGCAAGGTCTTTTTTAGCAGCAGCTTCAAATGTTCCATCGTGGTCTTTGCAGTGGGTCTTGGCATCATCCGCATCCCAGACATCTTTATCATACCGGTATGCTTGTTCGGTCAAGGTATCTTCCCCCTCGAGTCTACCCATGATGACTGAGTATTTTTTACCGTCTGACACCCGGGTCATTCTCCTGAAACTGCCGTCCTCAAAATCCTTCGGGTCCAAAAGCCGGCAGGCGTGCTCTGAGGGGTAAGGCTTAAGTTCCATCTCCTTCACACCGATAATGACCGCCTCGGTATTAGCAGCAAAGACCACAGGCGAACAGTCGTAAAGTTTTAACTCCTGCAGGTGCCGAACGCCCTCATCCCACGTTTCCTTCATGGTATTATAGCCGATGGACATTTGGGTAATGACGCCATCCTTCATCAGGCTGAGAACTTCCCTAGCTCGCTGGACACCGAGGGATAACTTTGCTTTAATCAGCAACCCCTTTTCATCCTCTGCCATCTCCGTGGGTTTACCTATAGGCTCCATAATACTATGGTTGAAGAGACATACTATCTGCCCCTTCTGAGCCTTGAGAGTCTTCTTGAAAGCGCCCGGGTCAATTATGTCGCCATAACTGTCCGGCGTCTTTGAGAATGTGGCCGCATAGCCGGTAAAGGTACCCTCCTCCTCGTCGACCTCCTTGACTTCAAACTTGAACGTCTTTAGTTCTCTGTCCATAATTACCTCCCTTGATGTTAAGATTGATATTAGCTATAGCTGCCCCCAGCTTAAAAAGCTTCAAAGCAATCCAGAGTTGCACGCGCCATTTAATTAAACCAGTTATCGTAATCGACACAGTGATATTCTCCAGCACATGTTCGATTGGAACTTTCGCCTCTAATTTAGCCATTTTTACCTCCATAGCAATACTTCCTATCTGGTCCCGTAGCTTTCAACGCACCGGCACATTATATCCTGCTCTCCCGGATACATACTTCCATCAGAATATGGTTCATTAAAAGGCACGTTATGATTTGCATCGGTATCCATAGCAATGTGAGCATCTCTTACACGATCATCCCTACTCGATAGCCAGCTCTTCGTCTTCACAACCCCCGACTGCCTAGCCGCCTCTCGTTGCCCATATCCAGCAGCATGGCTGACTTCAGTCCTAGCCACTCGCATCGCTTTGAAGGGCGACCGGTCCGTATAGAACTTCCGGATGTTTCTGCCTATCTGAGCCGTCCCCACGTTCTCATCCACCCCGGCCAGGATAACCCGCTTCACATCGTCAAGGTTTGTGGTTAATATCGTCTTAATGCTTGCGGCTCCGTTCTTGATAATCCAGGCTCTCACGGCTGCTGAGTAGGGGTCAAATGCCCACTTGGTTTCCTTATCCATCTTTCCTCCAATAAAAAAGCCCTCAAGATAGAGGGCTTTAATCGGCTATATTACCGTTATAGTTTATCAAATTTTGGGGTTTCGCATCAATCTGCCAATTTCCCCTAGTTTTTCAAAAGGAAATCTTTTATCCCGTTCCAATTTCAATTCTTCAATGCGTTCATATAACTGTGATGTTAATGCGTGATGCTTCTTCATAATTTCTCGTTCGCCGTTTTTTAGACGGGAAATTTCCTGAAGGTTTTTCGCATCTTTTTCCACATACAT